CTCAGGTTTCACAACCTGTATTCTTTGTTTCTCTGTGTTCAAATCATACTCATATTGTGCATATGTTCTAGCTGCAACAGGATTTGATGTAACAGTTGTCGATCCATTAAAGTATGTTACTTGAAAGTTAGATGGAACAACTTTACCCGCAGGGACAATAATATCACCTTTAGAATCCTTAACTTCTGTAGTAACATAATCTTTAGTTGCCTGTGGATTATCATACTTATCGTTAATAAACTGCTGCAATTGAATTACAGATTTAGGCCACTGTGCATAGTAATCAACTATGTCATTAATAACAAGCAATGTCCAATTATAAAATGGATTTTTATATAATCTAGTTGCAACGTCCTCTGGTCTTTCACCATCACCAACTATAGACTCAGCAAATAAACTTACCTCTGCTTTAAATTCCTTTAGAATTTCTGCACGTCTCCATATATTTCTAATCACTATGTAATCTGGGTCTAATGGTTTTGACCCTATACCGTAATATATTTCTGGTAATTTGTTTAATAAACTCATTAGTATGTTACCCTTCCATTGTGATCTGAGTCTGGATCTCTTGTAAATGTTCCTTCTGATGTAGAAGCAAATAGTATTTTTGAAGTTCTCTTGTCTGTTAACATTGCACCTTCCATATCCACACGTGTAAGTTTTGTTGTTTCCTTGAAAGTAAGTTCCATAGTAACCAGTGGCACTGTTCCATCAAACACTGTCTGTAACTGACCAAAAGGTGTGGTGTTTATTTGTAAATTAGTTAACGCACAAATTTTTGTCTTAGGCATCATAGGATGCTGTATTGGTTCTCCTAATGGTAAACCATTAGTTCCACATTTTACAAATTTAGGAACAAGTGTGAATACATCTGGGAATGTTAGTAGAACTGCACTACCTCTACCTTGCTTTGAGCCAGGATGCATGCCACGTTTGAACCATTCTATAATAGATATAATTTTTTTGCTTTCTTTTTCATTTCTTGCTGCTAATTCAAATCTAAATGAGAACTCTCTACCTTGCATTCTTTGAAAGAATTGTATAGAGTTTTCGTTTGGTGCAAGTCCTGCTAATCCTGCAAGGTTAGTTGGATCTAATTTACTATTAACACCATATAAATTTGCTGCTGTTCCTGCTCCTGATGCTCCAGCTTGAACAAGTTTATTAACATCTACTCCTCCTGCTTTTCCTGCACTAACACCTTTACTTAACCATTGAGTTAACCAACTACCCACAGCACCAATACCAGCTCCTGCACTCACAGTTGTAGTAAATTTTCCAAAATCATCAGCAGCCATTGCCAATGTTCCTAGTTTAAATTCGTTATTCCAGTCTGCACCATACTTATATTGAAACTCATTTGGTAAAGGTAGAAGACATTTCTTTAACATCAAACCTTTATCTTTTTGATTCTTCATCTGTTCTTTCATATCCAATAGTTCACCTATGGATATTTCCTCACCATTTACTTTTATAAGTAAAGTTCTATCTACATTTGGATCAGTAATATTTACTTTCCTGACAGTTTTTGTTACTTGGTTTCTTTTACCTTCATTTGTGACCACTTTTTGTGCTTTTACAAGCTCAAATTCTTCATTATATTTTTTCTGCTGACCTTCAGAGTATTCTCCTGCACCATATGCAAATTCTTGCACGTTACCTACTGTATCTACAATACTTGTCGCAAGTTTACTTCTTTGTAATGCACCAAGAGCGTCATTTTGAGACTTCGCAACCTTATCCATCGCTTCTTGGTATTCATACCTGTTGATCTCTAAGAAAGATGCATAAGGTATTCTACCAAGACCTACAGGATATTCTAATACTGACATTTCTTGAGACATTATCTATTTCTATGGAAATTTTCTAGTGGTAAAGTGCCGATTAGTTCTACTTCGTTTTCTTTCACTTCAAAAAAGATACGGTCTGCTCTTTTAGGAATGTATTGACGTATAGTTTTTTTAGGAAACCTTTTATTATTTAGTGCCTTTAATCTAGAGTTTGTTGTACGTATATAGTGAACATTTGCACCAATTAGGTTATCCTTCTTATATTCCATAGCATATACAAGTGGATATTCATCCCACTCTTTCAATTTGTCAGCAAATTTAGGATCATACTCAAATGTATAGAACTTACCTACCTCTGGAGTTTCAGTGGCATCATCTAACAATATGTTGAATACTTCTTCTCTAAGTTTTGAGTTTGATATCTTATTGCCTTTAAGTTGTTCCATTAACGCATCAAACCTTGAGTTCTCGTTCGGTGACGAGTTTGAACTCCCAGAGTCTGTCTCTGCAATACTCATTTGCTGCTTCCCATTTTGCTGTGTTTGTGGCAAAAGTTTTTACTTCAGTAACATAAGTCTTGGTCTTTTTCTTTTGTGGTTTAGGACCTTCAACTTGTCTCTTTGGTTTGACCTCAATAAGATATGATTTTATTTTGCCATTCTTCTCTCTCACTTTCATCCAGAAGTCTGGAAAATAACGACGCCATCTATTTGTGACTGGATCCTTGTATGGTATGGCAAGTTCTTCTGACCACCACTCCAATACATTGTGGTTAGTGTCACACCACTTCATAAACTTTCTTTCCCACAAAGAACGGTATACAACACCTGTAGGATCACCTTTATACTTCTTATAATTGATGACTCGGTATTTTCCTTTGTAAGTCACTATAAATACATATAACAAACCATATGTATATTTATGGCAACCGTAAGAGGACTACAGAATTTCATGCAGGCTATTGGCAAGTCTGGTGGTATCTCTGCGTCAAATTTGTATGAATTTCAAATTCAACCAACATCAAAACTCATTGAGTTCTTTAAAAGAAATGTAACAGATTCATTTCTAGACATGGTGGGTAGTGGCAGTCAATTAAATTTACAGTTGCTATGTAATGAAATACAGTTGCCAGGTGTGACATACTCAGCATTTGATATTAAGTCAGTGCATAAAGGTATTACACAAAAACATGCAACTGCAAAGGTGTATAATGAATTGGATGTTAGTTTCTTTATGGACGGAACATCTATGCCATTAAGATTTTTTAGAGCGTGGCAAGATTACATTCAAAATGGTGTGCATGGTGCTACATCACAATACTATCTAAACGATATACCATATAAAAGAGCATTTGCATCTAATTACTATGAAGACTACGCATGTGATATGATATTGACTAAGTTAGAGAAGTTTGAGACCTTCAAAGAAAAGGACGATACACCACGAACTCTTGATCTAGAACCCAAATACAGAAACGCATGGCAAGCAAGATTAGTCAAAGCATATCCATACACTGTAGCATCAATACCATATTCATCGGGTGCTGCACAACTTGTTAAAGTGACTGTAGGATTTTACTATGAATACAGTGACTTAAAAGTTGATAAGAGACCATTAGCATTCCAATAGGGTGCTATATAATATACTGATTTTATAAATTATGCCATTACCTGAGATTGCGACGCCAATCTATACATTAACACTTCCTTCTACAAAGAAGAAGATAAAGTATAGACCATTCCTTGTCAAAGAACAGAAGTTATTGATATTGGCAATGGAGAATGAGGATCAAGAACAGATATTAGACGCCATAACAAACACTATACAAACATGTCTACTTACAAAGATAGATGTGAAGGATATGGCATTGTTTGACATAGAATATCTTTTTATGCAAATACGTGCTAGATCTATTAGTGAAGAAGTTGAGATGAAGGTTACATGTCAAGATGATGGTGAGACAACTGTGGATATTAAGTTCATGGTAGATGATATTAAGGTTCAGTTTCCCAAAGGTCACACTAATATAATTAAACTGACTGATGATCTGACTGTTGAAATGAAGTATCCTGATATAGACTACTTCACTAAAGTTAATTTTATGGAGCAAACACCTGATGAATACGAACTTGTGGCTAAGTGCATCAAAAGAGTTTATGTTGGTGAGGATGATTACACATCTGATTCACTCGAAGAGTCTAAGGCGTGGGTAGAAGGACTTACTAATCAGCAGTTTGAGAAAATTCAACAGTTTTTTGAGACAATGCCTACGTTAAGGCATGTATTGAAGGTAAAGAACCCTAAGACTAAGGTTGTAAATGAGGTTGTTTTAGAAGGATTATCTGATTTTTTCGTATAGCCCTCTTTCACGAGGGCATCATGACCTTCTATCAGACTAATTTTTCTCTGGTACAACACCATAAATATAGCTTGACAGACATCGAAAACATGATGCCTTGGGAACGTGAAGTGTATGTAAACATGCTTGCACAACACCTACAAAAGGAAAGAGAACGAATCGAACAGGAACGTAGATCCTAATGGAAACAGGAGCAATCGGCAATCTTTTAAAGAACTCCATGCAAAATTTATTTGCAGGGGTAGCTGGTGCTGTCGTAAAACCTAGCGGTGGTCTTGTACCTGCAATTGTACCTGTTCCTATAGATGATGTTAATACACAGTATGCAAGTGATCTACAGACATACGAACCAGCTGATAAGAAAGAAGATAAAGAAGAAGAACCAAAGAAAGAAGTTAAAGACACTATAGAACAAGTAGTGCCAAGGGTTGCACAACAAAAGAACTTACCCTATAATGTTGAAGTTGAACTAGCAGAAGGAGCAATAGTAAGACGCGACACAGTTGCGAGAGTAGGAGAAGCAGGTCCTGAAGCAGTCATTCCTATCGACAAATATAAGAAATCAGTAGAAGCAATATACAAAGAGGGTGCAGCGTTACTCATCAGTTCTTCTCTTGGTTTCTTAAAGACCTTACCCGCATCCCCTGCTAAGGGTGGTGTAATGTCAGAAGTAAATAAAATTGCTTCTGTATTTGGTATTGCTGAGACACCTAAACCAAAACAAGTTATTGGTTTAAAGAAGAAGTTAGCATGGTGGGGTGGCATGGGTGCTGCTTCTACTGCTACTGCTATAATAACTGGCAAAGGTGAAGACAGTAAAAAAGGTGGCGGTGGTGGAGGAGGAAATCCTCTCTCAGGTTTGGTAAGGGGATTCCGAAACCTCCGCAACATGAAGTTAGGTAAAAGACTAAAAGGTTTAAAGAAGTTTAAAGTTGGGAGAAAGATAAGAAATATTGTAGCTGGTGGTAAAAAGGCAACAAAAGGTATATCTAAAGTCGCTAAGTCGGGTGGAAAGTTACTGAAAGGTGCAAGCAAGGCAGGAAAGGCGTTACTGAAGAAAGGTGCAAAGAAAGTTGCTGCTAAAGTTGGTGGCAAGGCAATAGCAAAAGTAGGAGCAAAAGCATTGGGTAAAGGATTATTGAAGAAGATTCCGTTTGTGGGTCTGGGTGCAGGATTATTATTTGCAGGACAACGCTTGATGGCGGGTGATATGAAAGGTGCATTGCTTGAGGCAGCATCTGGTATTGCAGGAACCATACCTGGCGTTGGAACTGCTATATCAGTAGGTTTAGATGCTACACTTGCTGCTAAAGACATGGGCGTATTGCCAGGTCAAAAGGAAGCAGAACAGCAACAAGAGGGGTTACAAGCACCTGATCCTATGAAGGATTTGTATGGTAGACCTATTATATTGAACCCATCTACCATGAAAGCATGGAAGAAGGCAGTGAACGCTGCAGCAAAAGATGGTATTGATCTACCAAGTTCAGTTACATCATCATTCAGAAGTCCAGAACAGCAGCAAGCATTGCTAGATGCTGCAGCAGCGGGAGATAAAAATGTTATGACTCCTGCTGCAGTTGGTCAGTCACCACATGGACAAGGTTGGGCGGTTGATATTGATTACTACTCAAAAGCAAACGAGTGGATGAGAAATAATGGTAGTAAGTTTGGATTTAAGTGGCAGGGTGAAGCAGATCCAGTTCACTTTGATTTCTGGAACAACGAACCTAACAACAAGTGGTTGCAACCTGGCAATACTGACTGGATGCCTAACGCAAAAGATATGGATCCCGTTGGTAAAAAGTCTAGTGGTCAAACAACTTTGCCAAGTTCTACGTCTCCTAGTAATGGGGGAACTGGGTCTGCTGCAGCATCGACAATAAATAATGAACCAGTGACAAAAGGCACTACAGATCCTACTACTGGAGAACCAATAGTTATTCCTGTAACAGAACCTAGAATTGTTTATGTTGATAGACCTAGTAGTTTTACAGGGTCAAGAGCGAGATTTAAAAACACTCGCAAGAAAACTATTATAGATCCAATGGGTAAGGGAGTGTTAACAAGTTAAATGAAATTACCTGGCGATTCCAACAAACAAGACAAAGGTGTATCACATGAGATGATGCAACGATCTCTGCAGTCACAACGTCGTGTGGTGCAGAGAGTTGGGTTGCTTGAGGATAGAGTTGA